ACGTCGGCGGCAAGCGTCGCCGGTGCGGTCAGCACGCCCTGTCCGGTGGACAGCTTCGGCGCCATCACGGCGCGCATCGGCTATTCCTCCCAGACGGCGTAGACGTTCAGTGCGCTACCGGCACCGGCGCCGAAGTTCCACAGCACCAGACCGCCGACGCCGGCGGGGCCGACAGCGAACATCGGATCGAACGTCCAGATCACACCCGCCCCGATGGTGGCGGGCAGAGCGATGCGGCGCAGCGAGTTGGCGATCGTCACCGTCGGCGCCGTCGACCAGGCGGTGTCGACGTTGGCGATCGACGTGGGGTCGCCGGTGTCGTACGGCTGGCCGATGATCGACGTGGTCGGCACAAACGTGTTCGTCGCACGGATGAGCGCTACGCTTGTTGCGGTTGCAGCGTTGGTGAACACGCCCAACTCGAGCAGCCGCACACGCGACGATGCGCCCGCACGGATCGTGGCGAACGCTGCCGAAGCAGCCGCCGCCGGTGTCGTCACACTCACTTGGTACTTAGCCATGTCGGCCCCTCCCTGTTCACGAGCGCCACGACTTCCCGTTGCGCTTCTCGTACTGCTGGATCGCTGCCACGACGTCATGGCCGTTGCTGCCCGGCGGCATGTTGATGGTGACGTTCACGCCGCCGCCGACACCGATCCGGTTGTTCGGGATGACGGTGCCGCTCCGGCCGGGCACCACGATCTCCGGGCCACGCTCGCCGACGATGTACGGCGTACCGGCTGTGACCGGGCCGCCGGCGGCGCGCTCTTGCATGCGCCCTTCCATCTCGTTACGCAGACCGCCGCCGACGAGCTGGCCGCCGATCGACACGACACGGTTGCGGGCCAACTGGTTCAGGCGGCTCTCGATGGCGGCGATGTTCCCGGCGTCGAGCGTGGCGATCATCTGCGCCTTCGTCTCGGGCGGCACGTTCTCTAGCGCCATCACCATCTCGGCGATGTCTCGGGTGTAGTCGCGAGTCTCCTGGGCGCTGCGGCCCGTCTCGGAATGGTAGACGTACATCTTCTCGAAGAAGCCGTCCCATGCGTCCTGCTGGTCAAGGCTGCCGAGGAACGTCTTGTAGGCGTCGTCGAGGTCACGGGTGGCCTCTTCGGCTCGACGCGCCTCGTCGGTGAAGTCCTGCGCCGAACGATCGACCTGCCCGATCGACGTGGCTACAGCGTCAGCGGACGGCACCAACCGCTCGGCATACATGGCCGCCATCTCGTCGGCGGCCTCGGTGCCGTACTTCATCGAAGTGATGGTGGCTTCCATCGCCGCGGGGGCTTCATCGCCAAATACCTTGTTCCACTTGGTCTTGAAGAGGTCGATGAAGTCGCCGTACCCGGAAGTCAGGCTGACGCTGGCTTCACCATCTTCTACAAGCGTCGTGTTCAGAACCCCGAACGCATCGGCCGCGACCCCGGCGGCGTCAGCAAGGTTGCCGAGCACCGGCACGACAGCCTCACCGACGGCAAGCGCGACGGCGTCGAGCCGGTCGCGCACCTCGTCCATCCGGTCGCGGAACTCGCGAGCCTTCGCCAGTTCGTCTTCGTCGATCACCTGGGCGTCGGCGACGCCAGCGAGCGACGCCTTCAACTCGGCGGACCCCTGGCCGATCAGCTCGGCCATGCCCTGCCAGCCCTTGCCGAGCAACTGCGACGCAACACGCGCCCGCTCGGCCGGGTCTTCGATGGCGTTGAGCCGGTCGACGACGTTCAGGAAGGTGCCGTTCACGTCGGTGGCGCCGGTGTCGGTCTTGGCGATCTCGACGCCGAGGTCAGTGAACAACTGCGGCGAAGCGCCGAGCGTCTTGTTCATCTTGCCGAGCGCCGATTCGACGGTCCCGGCTTCGATGCCGATGTCGCCCGCCACCTCGATGAGGCGGCTGGCCTCATCGACGGCCAGGCCGGTGGCGTCGCTGAACTGACCGGCGGCGAGCGCCGTGTCTTGGAACGCCTTGACCGACTTCACGCCGAAGGCGACAAGGGAGGTGCCCGCCACGACGGCGAACTCTGCGGCGTTCTTCTTGACGGCGCCGATCGCGCCTTCCCATCCGACCTTGAACTTGCCGCTCAGGGTGTCGGCCTCGCGCATCGACTTCGTCAGCTTCTTGACCGAGTCCTGCGCGCCATCCGTGACGATGTCGATGAGGACGGAGACCTTGTTAGCCACGGGTACTCCCTCAGTCGAAGTGCTTGCGGAGCGCCTTCTTGACGGCGTCGTCGATCAGCTTTGGAGCGGCCTTCTCGACTCGGTCGACGACCCGGTCAGCTGTCCCCTTGCCGTCGGTGTAGCCGTTCCAGCGCTTGGCCTTGCGCTCGCGCACCTTCCGCAACTTGCCGGTCTTAGTGCGCGCCGTGAGGCCGGTGGCAGTGTTGATGCCAGGGCCAGAGAAGCCGCTGGCGTTGCCCCTATTGCGCCCATCATTCGCCACCGTCCAGGCGCCAGCCGACCCCTTCGAGGCGGGACGGAACGAGATCTGGCCGGGCGTTGCGAGGTCGTCATAGCGAGTGGTGAGCGGGTTCCGGGGCCACCCGCTGAACTTGTTGTCGCCACCGAGGTCGGCGGCGGCTTCCTCGTTCGCGATCTTCTTGGCTTCGCGCCCGACCTCGCCAGCGATCTTCCGCAGCTTCTCGCCGTTGAGCTCCTTGGCGGCACCGGCGAACCCCTTGGCGAGGTCGTCGAAGCTGCGGAAGATTGCCACCTAGCTCACCAAGTGTTGTTCGTTACGGCGCCGGTCACCTGCAGCGATGCCGACAACTCGACACGGCCGCCGACCGACGACGACAGCGACACGCTCGTCACCCACGCCTCAGCGGTGACACGGGCCTCGCCCGACACCGACCCGCCCGGACCCCACAGGATCGTCATGGTCGACGAGCCCGCCGACTGCGCCGCCTTCACGCCGGTCAGCAGCGAGAACATCGGGGCGTCGTAGGGGCCGCTGATCGAGACGGTGTCGCCGTCGGTGAGGCCGTTGATGAACGCCTTGGCGGCGGTGCCGAAGGCGCTGACGTCCTGCGTCTCGACCGACTGCGGCCAGTCGAACGAGTCAGCGAAGCGTGAGACGTTGGTGCCGGCGCCGTTGACGCCGTCGAGTGCGATGAAGGTGGTGGTTCCTGCACGAAAGGCCATGATCGGATCTCCTTGGTGATGGGGGTGGTGTGATTAGCGGCGAGCGAACGACACGAACCGAGTGGTCGAGCCGGTGCCCGTCACGTCGTCGACCACCCGGAGGTATCGACGGACCGTTGTGCCAGCGGCGACCTCGACACGTTCCGAGGTGACGCCGGTGTAGGTGGCGAAGGTGACCAACGTGGCCCAGCCGGTCGAACCGTCGACGCTGTGCTCGATGCGGCAGGCGTTGTTGGTGAGGCCGGAGAACGCCGTGACGTGGATGTGCGCCACGCCGCCGTTGGTCGTGCCGGCGGCCTGGTCGCGTGCGGTGCCGCTGGTGTCGGCGGTGATGGCGGTGAAGTCCTCGACCACCAGGCCGACGTCGAAGTTGCCGGTCGACTGGAACGCCGCCGAGCACGTCACCAGATCCGACACCGACGATGCGCCGGTGAAGTTGCCGAGGTGAGCGTTCACCATCACGGCCACTTCGCCGACAGCGAAACCATCGGGGCACAGCGTCAGCGGGTACGGCCCGGTCGCCTTCTGCGACTTGAAGGCGTCGAACTGCAGCGCCGTGGTGCCGACGGTGTCGAATAGCATGTCGAGCGACCCGGACGACTCGTCCTGCCCGACGACGAACGTCTTGGCGGTGTCGGTCAGCACCGTCGTGTCGAGCGCAGCGGTCTGCGCCGTCAGCGAGTAACCCTTGGTGTAGCCGGAAGCGTTGAGCAGCCCTACAGCGACCCTGCTGGCCTGAGCGGTCTTCATTGCCATTAGAACACGACCTCCACGTCGAGCGGCACGGCTAAGTAGTTCGACTCACCCTGCGACGACGCCGTGACTTCGCCGATGCGGATGACCTGCACGTAGTCGATGTCGACGCTCGACCAGTTGGCGTCGTCTTGGATCGCTGCCACGATCGAAGTAGCGCCGCTCAGTTCGCAGTAGTCGTCGAGCAGTACCTGCGCCGTGCGCTCGTTGGTGCGGTCGGCGTAGATGGTGACGGTGAACTGGAAAGCGGCCCTGTTCGAGGTGAACACCAGCCGAGGGTCGAACTCTCGTCGAGTGATGATGGCGATCGGGGCGGTGAATGTGTCCTGCCACATCGGCGCCGAGCGGAGCCCGGTCACGGCGATGGCGTCGGCGAGCGCCGAGCGCACGTCTTGCACCGTCGGCATCAGCCGACCCTCGGCTTGCAGTACGGCTCGAGGAGCGCCGCTGCGATCGGGTTGATCGTGCGACCGACCCGCAGTGCGGCGCCGGCGTTGGCGAACTCGGTCACACCGAACACGGCGTCGGCCGACTTGAACAACATGGCCGACTGCACGAGACACGCCTTCTTCACGTCGTCGGGGATCGCTGGCCAGCCGAACCGAGCCGTGACGCGCACGCCAGGTCGGCCCGACTGCGACATCGGGAAGTTGCCGTTGATCGCATCGACGAGCACGATCTCGTCGTACGGCCAGACCGGCACCCGGTCGGCGGCGTTGAGCGGCCGCAGGATGAAGTCGGTCGAGATGGTCAGCGTCGTCTCGAACACGCCGTCGTCGTCGTCGTCGACCTCGACGACCAAAGTGTTCACGGTCGAGATGTCGTCGACCTCGCAGCGTCGGTGGTCGTTGGCGTAGAACTCGCGAGTGTGCACGATCGAGTCCTGCCAGAACCGACGCCCGCAGTGGGCGTCGATCTGGCGGGACGCTGCGGCGATGGCCACCTCGAGCCGGGTGTCGTCGTCGGTGTCGGCCGACGGGATTCGCAGCTCTGGCTTCAGTTCCGCGAGGGTGCAATATCCGTGAATGATGGCCATGTCACTCCTCAGGAACTCGGATCACGGCGAACCCCCAGCAGTCGGGGAAGTTGTGCCATTGCCAACCGGTTTCGGCGATGAACTCGGTGACCGCCTTCTTCACCGGGTACAGCGGCCGGGGCGGTGCGCCTTCGGGCGTCGGTAGTTCGGTGTCGTGCAGACAGATGACGCCACCGGGACGCACCAGCCAGCGGTAGATCGCCAACTCCTGCACCGTGTGGTCGTACAGGTGACTGGTGTCGATGAACACGATGTCGGCCGGGTCGAGCGCCGCCACCAGTGCCGGGTCGGTGTCGTCGCCCTGGACGTGGGTCCAGTTGTCGTGCTCACCGATGGCCGGTGCTGCGTCCAGGTCGACCGACGTGAGCCGACCGCCGGTGCGCTGCAGTGCGTGCAGCCAGGCGATCGTCGACACGCCCGACCGAGAGCCGAGCTCGAGCACGTGCTGGGCGTCGAGCTGTTCGACGAGTTGCACCATCCGAGGAAGGTGCAGGTAGATGTCCGATGGCGTCTTGCACGCCTCGGCGTACTGCAGGTCGAGCAGGTCGGCGCTCATCGGGGCCGATACCACGACGCCGGGGCGTGGCCCTCCACGATCCATTTCGGCCATGACTCATCGACGTCGACGGGCTTCATCTTCGTGCCGTCGACGTGGATGCCGTCTCGGTAGAACGTGTCGCGCTCGAGGCCGTCTCGGATCTGGTCCTCGACCTCGGGATGGCAGAAACTGCCAACCTTGCGGATCGCTGCTTCCGGCCCGCCGAGCCAAGACAGGTGCCAGCCGGCGTCCTGCAGGTGTGGCGGGCACAGTGCCGTCATGCGCACGTCGCGCATGTAGGAGAACCGGCGCGCCTCGGGGAACTTGGCGAGGTGGCCGACCGTGGCGGCGACGGTGCCGTACCACGGGTGCGGGTAGAGCCAGTCGACGGCCCAGAAGTGCCCTCGCTGGCCGAACGACCAGAACCCCTGCGGGCGGCAGTTGCGAGCGTGCAACGCCCTCGGGATCTCGTCGACATCGGACTGCAGGATCACGTCGTGATCGCTCAGGTCGAGCCGTGCCAGCCCTCGGCCGATGAACTCGCGCTGTGCGTGCTCTCGTGCCCAGGGATCGTTGTCCTGCGCCTTGCTCGGCATCTCACCCTCGTCGACGACGACGTGCACGATCTTGTCTGCCCAGGGGGCGAACCGTTCGGCGTGCTCGGCGTACCACAGCGGCTTGGCGTGGTCCTGGTGGTCCCGTGTGGCCTCGACGACTACGAAGGCGTCGACCGAGTCGTACAGCTCGACCAGTCGGCATTCGAGGATGTCGTGCTCGTTGTTGAACGGGAAGGCGTCGATGACCTTCGGGCGGGTCACTTGCGGCCCGCCTTGTAGCCAGCGATGATCGGCACCCGGCTCATCCACGTCTTGCGGTCGGCCTCGCTGGCGTCGACTGCCGCCATGTAGATCGGGTCGGCCTCGCGTGCGGACTCGTTGCCGTCGTAGCCCGGGTGGTGGTGAATCACCCGGCAGTCGTGAGCGTGGCCGTAGACGCCTCGCGCCTTGGCCAGCTCGATGACCTCCTTGTCGGAGTACCAGTGCCGGTAGACCTCAGAGATGACCACACCGGGGCCGTCAAGGGTGGAGCCCTCGTCGTCGATGTAACTGCGCCGAATCAGGAAGTGGTCGGCGTGCGAGCCGTTGGCGACCGCCGGGTTGCGGACCCGGCCAGCCTCGGAGTCGTTGGTGCCGACCACGTCGAAGCGGTCGGTGAGCGCCTGCGCAGCCTCGAACCAGCCGGGCGTGAACTCGCAGTCGTCGCCGACGACGAGCACCCAGTCGGCCGACGACTTGCGTACGCAGGCGTTGACGTTCTCGGCGTAGGTCTTGCCTTCCTCGCCGACGATGAAACTCACCGTCGCCGGTGCCGTTGCCCACAGCGACAACTCGAACCGGTCCCGGTTGGCGTCACGCATCAGCGGCACGATCACGTCGCACCGCTCCATCGGCGGCTTGTCGGCGGCCGGCGGCTGCGGCTCGAGGTTGGCGATCAGTGGCTGCCAGTACGACGACCAAACCTTCTCGACGTCGTACTTGGCAGCGAAGCCGATGCTGAGTTCGGCGATCTGCGCCAGGTCAGCCTTGTACGCCTGGCAGAGCTTGTGGTACACGTCGATGGTCGAGGCGCACAGGTAGCTCGCCGACTGCGGTGCGTCCCATTCCAACTGCCCGGTGACAGACCAGCCGTAGCCGACCAGTTCGCTCTGTGCCGAGAAGTCGGAAGCGATGACGGGCGTTCCGCACGCCTGCGCCTCGATCATCGGCACGCAGAACCCCTCGCCCCGACTCGGAGCGAGCAGGACGTCGCAGCTGCTGTAGAGCGCCGCCATCATCTTCGGCGAGAAGCCGATGCGGTGGGCGTAGGCGTCGGTGAAGATCAGCGCGTGCACCGGGATGGCGGCGTGCTTGGCGAGTTCGATCAGGTCGATGCCGCTGCCGTCCATGCCGAACCGGTCGGAGTGCACGACGAGCACGGCGTCCTGGTGCTCTTTCCAGAACGCACCGAACGCCCGAAAGGCTTCATTGAAGCCCTTACGGTCCTTCGGGTCTTTGTTCATGGCGACCATCAGCACGGCGAAAGCGTTCTGCGGGATGCCAAACACCGTGCGGGCGTCCTGCGTCTCGCCGTTGATCTCGAGGTGCGTCGTCGGCTTGTAGTCGGCCGTGTCGACGGCCAGCGGGGCGTACAGCGGGTCGAGCCCGGCTTCGATGAGCTGCTGCTCGCCGAACCGTGACATCGCCACCGGGATGGCGCCCGAGCGGTGGAAGAACTTGACCACGGCCGGCGGTGCGGGGAAGTGGTCGACGGGCGTCCAGGCGAGCACCTTCAGGTCGTCCATCGGCACCCGGCCGAGCACCCAGACGTCGGTCAGCGGGATCACCCAGCCCGACGACAGGTCACCCTCGAAGAAGTGCTCGGCGTGGCCGCGCAGGATGTCGATCGAGTTCTCCAGCCGACCGGACGGGTAGAGCGTGACCGGGCCGTAGGGCGTCGGCCATTGCTTGACGCCGATCTGGTGGCCGTAGGTGCAGGCGACGGCGACGTCGTGGCCGTCTCGCTTGAGACGAGTGACGAGGTGTCGGCACTGCACGCCGTAGCCGGTGGGCGAGTCGGGCGAGTTGGCGTGGATCAAGAACTTCATGCGGCACCCACCCGGGCGGCGTGCGTGCGGTACTCGATGCGCTGGCCGACGGTGATGGTGCCGACGAGCACGAACTCGGGACCGTCAGCGGCGACGGAAACGACCTGCTCGCCATCTCGTTCGACGGCGTGCAGATCCTCGTGCATGGTGGCGCGAGGGATGCGGTGGATGGGCATGGTTCCTCCGGGCAGGGGGTGGGGTGTGGGGTATGGCCCCCGGGCAGGAGAGCGAGGCGCCGCGGCACCTGGCGCTTCTCCTGCCCGGGAGATCGTCAACGCTGGGGGCGTTGGAAGGTCAGACGCTCTGCTTCATGACGTTCACGGCGGCGGCGTCGAGCAGGTCGCCGTCCACTCGCCACTTGCCACGGAAGCCGATCTCGTCGGTGTCGAAGTATCGGCTGTCGTCACGCTCGATGACCGGGTTGCCCACGGTACGGACGTAGTAGGCCGACATGTCACCGAAGGCGACCGTCTTGTTGTTCGAGCCGGCAGCGGCGACGTTCGGGTCGGTGTAGACCGGCTTGTCGAGCAGACGGTCGGGCTGGCCGTTGATGATGCCGTTGGTGAGCGACGGCTGCCACAGGAACGCACCGATGGTGCCGCCTGCGCCGTCGCGCAGCTTGCGCAGCGTGCCAGCCGTGGAGTCGTTCATCAGCCATGCGGCGTCGGGCGAGCTGCGGTACTCGTCGTTCACGCTGTACTGCAGGTCGATGAGCTTCTCCACCGTCGGCGTGATGAGCGAGCCACCGGTGGCGATGGTGCCCGAGCCGACGATGGCGGTCATGATGCCGTTGGGGCGCCCCGAGCCAGAGCCAGCAACGAGGTCGGTGGCGATGACACGGCCGAGCGCACGGCCGATGTTGCGGCCGAGGAAACCCTCGATGTCGATGCCGGAGTCGGTGACGACCTCGGATGCCACGACCGCCAGGGCGCCGTACTTGAAGGCGTCGAGGCGGGTACGGGCGAAGGTCGGATCGGTGCCGCCGATGGCGGTGCCCTGAGCGACGACGAGCGTGCCGATCGTGTGCGCCGACACTCGGGGCAGGTCGAGCGGCTCGCCCGAGGTGGTGTTGAGCTTGGTGGTCGGCGCACGGAAGATGCCGTTCGACGCCTCCATGTACTCGTACAGGGTGCGGGCCAGCGTGGTCGGCACGAGCGAACCGGCCGAGCCGGTGTCCCATGCGAGGTCACGCAGTTCCATCGGCGATGCGCCCTGACGGAGCAACTCGCGCTCCTTGGCGGCCGAGCGGATGTCGACCTCGAAGGAGACCTTCTCGCCACGCATGCAGGCGTCGAGGAACGAGCGCAGCTCGTTCACGGCCTGCTGCGGGGTGGCGACGCCGGGGTCGCTGCTGAACACGCGGGCCTGAGCCTCGCGCAACTGGGCGGCCTCGCTCTCGCGACGCTCGCGCATCACGTACTCACGGATCTCGGCGTCGAGCTCGTCGATCTCGGCGTCCATCCGCTCGATGCGGGCCTGCTCTTCGGCCGTGCGCTCACGGCCTGCGGTGTTGTCGAGTTCAGCCTTCTGAGCGTCCCACGCCCGCAGGCGCTTCTCGTTCAGCTTCTCGACGTGTGCACGAATGTCCATCGTGGTGGTGTCCTTTCGGGAGAGTGTGCGACGTGCCCGGGGTGGGCCGTCCAACAGGGGGTTGGGTGTCGCGACGGGTCTCGTCAGGTGCAGGTGCCTTGCGGCGGCGTGCGGCGTGGGGAGCGGGTCGCAGGTGCAGCGTCAGGTCAGCGCAGGGCGCAACAGACGCTTGCGCTCGAGCCGTTCCCGGTCCATCCGGTCACGGTCGGCGAAGGTGTCGACGGGTGGCTGCGGCAGGCGGGCCTCGAAGAAGGCCAGCGCGCGACGCACCTCGTCGTCGGTCATCTCGGCATCGGTGAGCGATGCCAGCATCTCGTCGAACGAACGCATCGACGATGACGTGTACGGGTTGGCGCCCTGCCACACGACCGACGCCTCGAACAGCTGGAGTTCCTTGATGGTGCGCTCGGTCATGTCGTCGTTCCACTTGTCTCGCGCCTTGGGCACGGTGAAGCCGATCGACATCTGGCGCATCTCGCCACGGGTCACGGCGCTGCGCAGGTTCTGCACGTCGCTGCGGGCCGGGTCGAGCTCGGCCGAGACACGCAGGTCCGGGTCGGCCACCAGGCGCAGCGTGCCAGCCGAACGGGTGGCGAGCGGGATGCCCTTGTGATCGTGGTTGATGAACAGCGCCACGTCGGCCTTGGAGTCGCGCAGCGTCTTGGTGAAGGCGCCGGCGGCGATCGTCTCGGTGAACGTGCCGAACATGTCGTGCACCGTGTAGGGCGCATCGACGACCGATGCCACGCCCTCGAAGGTGTAGCCGTTGTCGCCGCCCTCGCGGAACTCGAAGTCGGTCAGGTCGTAGTGGCGGATCTGGCGGCCAGTGCCGCGTTCGTCGATCATCATGTGAGCACCTCCTCAGGTGAGCAGTAGGAGCGAGGCGAGGATCGCCTCAAGTTCTTCGTCGACGGTGCGACGGAGGGGTTTGACCGGCAGGCCGACGAACGTCCTGCTGCCGCTGCCGGGATCGTCCTGCGGCGGCTCGGGCGGTGTCGATCCCTGTGACTGCAGCAGCGTGAGCAGCACGGCCGCTCCTCTCGACTACAGCGCCTCGAGCGTGGCGATGATGTCCTCGGTGGTGGCGATCTCGGCGTCGGCGGCGGCGATGGCTGCCGAGTCGCCGAGGCGCGCCGCTTCGGCACGCAGCACCGTCTGACGAGCGACCCACGTGCGGGCCTGACGGATCAGGTCGTCGACGGTCATCAGATGACCATCGCCCGCAGCATCACAGTGCTGGTGTTGAGCACCATGTAGACGTAGTCGATCTTGGTGGCGCCGTCGGCGTAGTGGACGTCGAAGCTCGTGTCGCCAGCGATGGCTGCGCCCTGGGTGTACGTCATCGTCGACCAGCCGTCCTGCTCGCTGGTCACGACGTTGTACCGGAACCATCGGCCGGTCGCGTCCTTCTGGACGTAGATGGCGTTGTTGCGATACACGTACTTCGATCCAGCGCCGAACACCTCGGTCGCCGGGGCGTACGTCAGAGCGCTCGCCCAGGTGTTCGCAGCGATGTCGTAGCGGTCGAGCACGGCGCCAGCGCCGCCTCGGAAGCTGTAGATGTACCGGCCGTTCAGGATGGCCGACTCGTTCGCCCACGCTGCGTCGGTGGCTTCCCAGACCCAGTGCCCTGACATGCCGACTGCCGGGGCACCGGCACGGGCAGCGGTTGGCGACAGCGTTGTCCAGGTGCCTGCCGAGATGGAGTAGCGGTACAACGTGACCGCCGCCGAGCCCATGTAGTAGATGAAGTCGTCGTTGCCCTCGATGGAGTAGACCGAGGTGGCGTCGGGGTTCGTCGTCCATGCCGCCGAGGTGGTGAGCACCGTCGCGGTGTTGGAGGCGATGGTGCGGATCTGCCCGGCGCCGGTGCCGCTGACGATGCGGACCTGGTAGTTCGTCCACTGGTTCACGGTCCAGGTCTTCGCCGAGTTCGTCAGCGTCGATGCACCGCCCGCCGTGGCGGTGCCGGTGGCGAACGCTGCATAGCCCTCGCCCTGCCACGACGGTGTCGCGATCAACTTGGAGTCGGTGCCGATCACTGCCGCCGGGGCGATGCCGTCGGTGGCGCCCGTCTCGGCTGCGCCCCAGGTGTTGAGGGCGAAGTCGTAGAACTTGAACACGTTGGCCGTGGTGGTGCCCGACGCCGTGATGGCGTTCAGGACGTACCAGCGGGGCGTGAGGAGGCGGAACGTGGTCGACGCTGTGAACGCCGACGCCTGTACCGGGACGGTGATGACCGAGGTGGCGCCGACCGTGTTCGACGAGATCGCCAGCGTCGCGCCAGCGTTCGGGCCGCCGGTGATGTGGATCGAGTACCCACGCAGGTCACGGGCCAGGGTGAGGTTCGTCGTGATCGTCGAAGTCGTGCCAGCGGTCGCCGTGCCGCTCGGGCCGACCGACGTGGCCGTGCCGCACGCACCGACAGCGAACGTGCCAGCGAGAGCGCCGGACGGGATCTGCACCCATGCGTCTTCTTGCGCCGAGTAGAGGTACTGCACCGTCGCGCTGACCACGTACAACTGCTGCTGGCGGTAGTGGCGCGACGAGGCGATGAACGAGCCCGCCACGGTCGCCGTGGGGGCAGGGGTGCAGAACTCCCACCGCTTCAGGTCGAGGATCTTGCGGTTACCGTTGGTCGTTGCCATCAGATCACGCTCACGTTTCTGCGGAGGCTGTCAGCGCCGAGGCGCATCAGTGCCGGAATCTGCTCGAATGCCGGGTTACCACCGACCTGCGTCTGGTTCGTCAGCGTGCCGACCGTCGTGACGGTGCCGACCGTGGTGATCGTCGCCAACGTCAGAGAGCCAGTGATGGCGTCCACCACGACACGTAGACGACCGGCCACATCAGGCATCGACTGGCCAATGGAACGGCTGAGCGCCTGCACTGCCATGCGCATCGCCTCGAGCGCCTCGACGACCTCGCCCTGCGTGAGCGTGACCGGCATCGGGTTCGACTCGGACACATCGACGGCGGTGCCGTCGTCGCCGATGCCGAGCTTGACGCGCTGGTGCAGCACGCCGCCGATCTCGTCGGCAGCGACGGTTGCCCCGGTTCCTGGGGTGTACCCGACGTTGTCGGCCATCAGTTCGTCACCTTCTTGGCGCCGACGATGCGGCCCGACGGGTCACGCGTGAACGTGATGGACTCGTCGCCGGAATCCTGCGGCTGCACGT